CATGGCCTGCCACTTCCATAGTGTCTGCGCCGCGGTGTCTCCGCAACTCTAGGATGTCACGGCCCTGCCGTATGGCGATGACCGTAGCGTCAGCCCCGAACCGTGCAGGGTCCACACCTATGACGATGGGCGCGCTGGTATCTTTGACAGGTGCGCGCTTCATGGCATCATCGACCAGATTGCTGCCGATGAACTGATCGTCACCTTCTGATGGGAAGTTACCGTACACTTCGACACTGGCTTGGTAGCTGTCTGGCCCGTACTCATCAATAATCCGCTGGTACAGGTGTTTATCTGTACCCTCGACATCGCGTGCGTCGATGACGCGTGTTGACCAGAACGCCCGCTTGCTGTGGAACGTTTCGTAGAAATAGCCTGTGTTGCGCCGCGGGTTGGAGAACGCCAGATGGAAGCGATGCGGCGTATTCTCTGTGAAGAAACCATCCGATACGGACCATATGCTGTCGGGTATACCGCTGGCTTCGTCGAATATCAGCATCACACCGTCGAAGTTGTGGACACCCGCGTATGCGTCAGGGTTCTCTTCAGACCACAGCCGCCCTTCGACTGACCAGTAGCGCGTGCCTTTCTTGAGGTCACGCTCGACCAGTTCCGTCAGCCACTTGGCTGGCATGATGCGTGTGGCGGCTATCTCGAACCAGTGACTGTTGAGCGACATCGCCAGCCACTTGGTAATTTCTGCCCATGTTACCGACCGCAACTGCGCCTCAGAGTTAGCCGACACGATGGTGGTCGAGCCGATTCTGCTGGAGAGCATCCATATCGTCAGCCAACTGACTAGGGCCGACTTGCCGATACCGCGTCCTGACGCAATCGCCAGCCGCGCTGTGTCGAAGTCCACCTTACCGTTGTTCTGCTTGATGTGGTCGCGCAAATCGGCAAGCACCTGACGCTGCCATTTACGCGGTCCGGGGAAATGTTCCAGCGGCGTACCCTGCTGCCCCCACGGGAATGTATATAATACGAACGCTAGTGGGTCATCCTTCAGTGATGGGGACCACAGCCGCGCCATTAACTCCATCTCGTCTTGGGCTGAGTATATCGGTGCTTGCATGACTGCGGTTATCCTCTAGCTGCGCTGCGGGTGTCACGTCCGTGTACAGCCCTTCGATGACGCGCGACTGTGCTTTTTCCAGCGCGCCTGTAATGCTTATCTGTTGGTCGATGTTTACGTCGATCTGCTGCTTGGCTACCCAGCCGTGTTGATGCTTGAGTATCTCCAGCGCAGCCTTGCTGTCACCAGTTAGCGCCGCTTCGTGCATCGTCTTGGCCGCAGTGTACTCGCCGTCAGCGCGGCCTTTGATCTCAGCCATCTCGACCAGCGGGTCTGCGTCGGCCAACACGCGGAACTGCCGCGGGGTCAATCCAGCCGCCATCGCCAGACTGTCACCCTTAAGCCCGTACTTTGCGGCCTTATAGATTGCCTCTAGCCGCGCCTCGGTCGCTTGCACCCGCTCAGGTGTGAATGGCAGTGAGTAGAAAGTCATTGGGCGTACTATAGTGTGTTGCATTCTGATTTGCAAAAAAAAATAAAAATTGTTTGCGATCCTACCCGTGACAGACACACACGCCGTCGGCCCCACCCCACCCCCTTCAAGAATTTTACTACCTGCATTTTAATAGCTGCATTTTAATGCCTGCATTTAGCTGCGCGAATTGCGTGCTGCGTTTGACGCGCTGGAATTAGAAATGGCCTTTTCACTTTACGCTAACGTCAAGCTAAGAAAAACACATTGGCTGGCTGGCTATGCTGCACTGCAACATATTGCGTAGGGACGTCAAGTTGTCATGCGTTTACAAGTTGGCGATGAGTTGAGTTGACGTGGCCAGTTTGCGTGGCCAATTAGGGCGACCCTCTAACTGTGTTAGTCAACTAGGGAACGTCAAATTGTCATCGAAAAACAGGTGACTCTTATAATACGTATATTCTAACCATATAGGTTAATATTATTATATCTTCACCTTCTTATCTAATTAATGACAATATGACTGTCTTTTGCATAAATCCCGCGCATTCAAGCCATTTTTTGGGACGTCATTTGGCCCGCTTTTCATGACTTCCCAAATAACGTTTTTGACGTCCCGCCGAGCGCCGATATTCGCGCGCCAGTCGCCGGTTGCCATTTGGGACGCCATTTGGACGTCATTTGGAAAAGCCAAATGACGTCCCAAATTTATTTCATCTGCAACACATTTTGTTGTTGACACTATAATTTGAGGGTAATATAAGAGGGCATCAACAACGCAATGGAGTGAGTAACATGGCACGTAAATTTAACCCTTATCCCGTCACCAATCACGGCAAGCGCGACGAGCGTTACCAGATTAGTTTAGAATATTGCGGATATGAACATCCGATGTTCACGGCTCGCTTTTGTGATGATGAGCTAATCGGACGTAGCCGCTTTTATGCAAGCGCCGTGATGTTGGCATCGGGACACAACGCGCGGCGCAATGGCGCGATGATTATTGAAGCTGCCGCATGACCCGCGCTGCAATCCAGAACCTAGCGTTCGCGGTGTATATCATCGCGGCGCTAACCCTTGACCACCTACTATTCGGAGTAAATTGATATGACATACCCAATTACCGACATCATCCGCGACGCACAAGGTAGCCTAGGTTACGCCGTCATGACGCTGCAAGCATCCGATCATTCCCGCATGGCGTCTGTTGCGCGTGACCTATCCGAAGTTGAAAGCGTCATAGCCAAACTTGTCGCAGCGCTGGAAGGTTACGAAACATGGACCGGCGCGCTGGCAAATGCCGGCGAGATGACGCCCGATGCATGGGTCGAATTAGACAAGTTGTATGAAAAAGCCTGTTCGGCTCTTGACCAAGCAAAAGGGGCCTAACCCCATGTTAGCCGCGCGGCTCACACTGCGCGGCATTCATGGCGCTAGTGCCAACAACAGTAAAATAAAGGATAGTTCAATATGACAGATACAACGTGCAACGGATGGCGCAATGCCGCCACATGGACAGTCGGCCTATGGTTCGGTGACCATTGGGCAGAATTGGCGGAGGATGGCTTTGACTTCTCCCCTGAATATCTGCGCGATATGGTCGAAGAATATGTTTACGATCTGATCGGCAAGGATAGCACTACCGCCGGTTTCATATGGGATATGCTTGACCTTAACGTCGTCGATTGGGACGCATTGCGCGATCATTACGCGCCAACAGGAGCAGACGCATGACGGACGCAATCAAACGGAACACAATCGTAATGGTGCAGGAGGCGTTCTTTGACGTTTGCGACCTACTGCACGATGCGGAAGGCGAGGCGCGGGACGCTCTGGCGGACTTAAAGGACAAGCTAGCGACGATTGAGGCGCGGCTCGAGGAGGCAGCATAATGAGAAACGACCTAACACCCTTTAGAACAGTGCGTGAGTTACTAGCTAACCGCGACTGCGTCCTGATGGGCAACGCCGTGAACACGGAGGGCAAGCTATACGACGACAGTGTGGAGAACCTCACCGCAATCTTGGCGATGCAGGACAGTTACAGCGAGATGCTGGCTGCGCTGGAAGACGCATCCGCATATATAGACAAATGCAGCTACGTTGACCGCGCAAAATGGCTGGCAGTCCGCGACACTATCGAAACTGCAATCACAAAAGCAAAAGGAGCCTGACCAATGACACAAGACCGCACATACTTTCGGATGCTATCCGATACCGCATTGGCCGACGCCGCGCGCTATTGCGACAATGACCTAGCCCTAGTGCTAGGTGAGCGCCTGAGCGCGCTGACAGACGCACAAGAGGAGCTAGAAGCGTTACAGATACTGTATGACCGCCTAGTCGCTGAAAATAACGCCCTACGGGACGATATGGCCGAATGACGGCGCTGCTTTGTGGAGCCGCGCTGTTCCTATTAACTTTAATGCTGGAGGATTAAAATGACACACGAACAAATAGCAATCATCACGCTCTTAGCGATAGAAGCCCTGACACTTTACGCCCTATGGCTGACGCATCAGTCAGGCGAATGGTGGCGCAAGGCATGGCTGCGCGATAGTGCCGAGCTGCTGCACTGGAAGCGCAACGCTGTGCAGCGCGACCCAAAGACAGGCCGCTACGTCAAGAAAGACAAGCGCCCCAAGCCCACCACAACAATAGAACTGTAAAGGACACCGAACCATGTTTGAGATTAAAGTGATTGATCCGTCTATTGATGATGACGAAAAGGACATTGACCCTGAACTAGACCTGCTACGCGTCGCCGCGCGCGCCATCGAAAAGCACGAGCGCCTCAAGGCCGAACTGCGGCAACATGAGCAACATTTGTCGCGTGTCTGCCAGACATACGGCCAGCACTACCGCGTTTGGGGGTTTAGGCCGGAGCATCTGCGCCAAGCCTGCGTCGCGCGGGGGCTGCTGAAATGAGCAGCCGCAACCTGCCGCACCACCTTTACGTTTACGTTGACAGATCATTCATTCGCAAAGACGACCATGGCTTTGAGCCAGCCGTTTGGTTTGCGTTACGTTCGACACCGAACCGCGCTTGGGGTTGTCACGTCATGCTGGAATGCGGCGCAGTCTACCGCAACCTACCACCCCATGCGTTAGCGTTTAGCAATCGCCCGTTGCCTTTCTGGACACTGCAACAGGCGCAAGTCTGGGACTGCTACGGGACGCAATTCGACGTTATCCGTTACGACTATCTGGCAGACCTGACAGCGCGCTATGACGGGACGGAAAACCGCGCAACGTGTTTGTTCACCGCTTGCCCGCACAGTGACGGGTTCAGCGCAGCACCAGAACAATCGAAGGAATTTATGTTTATGAGAACCGAAGGCGACCGACTGCTGATCCGACCGACCAACATGGTTTTGTTCGAGGAACGCAGCTTTACCGAAAACACAGGCTGGCCGACTGACATTGCCACCACAACACAAGTCTGGAATTGCGAATGAGACCGATGATTTACCCAATGGGAACGCTAGAAGTTGGCGAAGTCGGCACTATGCCAGCCACCAAGCGCGGCGATGCCAAGCGCACCAGCCGCAACGTCTCGCAATATGGCATCAGGAACGGGAAGGCATTCAAGTGCCGCACTGTTGAGGGCGTCACGTTCATAACGAGGTTAAGATAATGACAGACCAAAACGGATATATGAAGGTAACGCGCACCCCTGCGGTGCGGTCGCCTAGAGACCCAAACACTTTCACCAATCACCTTACCACCGAAAGCGGCGGGATAGGTGAAAGGGTGACAGACGAAACCGCGACGCACTATCTGGTGCATCACTTTTGGATCGAAGAAAAGAATGACTAAGATAAATTACCGCATGGACGCCCAGACGGGCAAGCCGTGGAAAATATACCCTAACCATGCTGTCGTCTTGAACGATGACGGATCGACAGTAACCGAACATTATGACGAAAATGGGCGGCTTTACAAAACCACCGCTAAGGTAGTCCCGTATCCTGAAGATTGGAAACCACAATGACAGACATTGAACAAAAAGCCTTGGCGCTGGTGAATGAGGTGGGAGAGGAGCGGATGGGTATGTTAGCCGGGCACATCAACCGCGAAATTACAACGCACGAAGCCCTATGCCGCGCCATCGAACAGCACGAAGCCTTTAAGCAAGAGGTGAGCGATGCGGTGGATTACGCACTCGCAACGCCCGACGCAGTTGACCTCCGCCGCTTCATCATCCCCAAGCCCAAACCTGACCCGCTGGTGGAGGCGCTGGACGAACTAAAAGATGGACGCGATGCACCGACAACAGAGAGCTACGCCGCTTTCCTCCGCGCCGCACTGGAAGCGCGTGGGCTGGAGATACGGGAGAAGGGGCAATGATGGACGATGACAAGGCGCTACCAGACCGGCTGCGAATAATCCCCGACGCCAACGGTATGATGTATGACGACTACGACGACGTAATGGAAGCTGCCGATCTTATCGAAGCCCAAGCGGCAGGGATTGAGCGGCTGCGGGCCGAGGCAAAGGCGCATTACGACCGTGGCTATTACGATGGCGGCACATATCTGCTTGAGCAGCACGAGGCGCTGCGGGAGGCTTTGGAAGCCGCGCCATTGATAGGTCGCACTGAAAGCGTAAATGATTTCATGGCGCGTCAAAACGCGTGGCTTAACGGGCCATATCGCGCAGCACTGGGACAAAGCAAATGACCCTGCGCCAATTCCTGCACGACAATTTTGGCTGGGATATTTATGATTGGAAAGATGATGACATTCGGTTCTAACGCACGCAAGTCCAAGCACGGCCTTAACAATATGGCATTAGATGAGGTGCGCGTGTTCGACACGCCAACAGAGCGAGACAAAGACATCCTGCGCCGCGCGGCCCACAATCAGAACGAGCGGACAGAGCGCCGCTACATGACGCGATCTAAGGGTGACAAGATGACAGTCACACGGCTGCGGTAACAGACAATAAAAAGCCCCCGGCGGAGTGAGGACGCCGGGGGCTTAAAAAGGTCAGCGGAGCATGGCCGACCTTATTCGTATATCATTGCAACCAAATGGTTGTCAATTCTTGCCTATCGACGGCATAAACCCAGACTTGGGCAATTCCTCTGCCAAGCGGCGCAAATCTGATTTGTTCCGCTGGCTTATTTCAGGCGATACGAAAATATGTTTCTTCGTCGGAAACTCGACAGAGTGTATGCGGCCTACATCAACCCAGCCCGCTTCCTTTAATGCGTGAAGCAATGCCGCTTGCGGAACCTTCACGCCCGCAGGGACGTTGACCGCCAGCGCGTCGCAAATGCGGTGGAAAGGCCCACCGATGACGCCATTGGCAAACACGCCCGCCTTTTCACGCATCATGTCCACAAGGTAGCTTTCCGCGACGCTCATGCCATGCTCGACCATGTTCAGCTTCCATTCGGTCACTGGCGGTGCAGCCGCAGGGTTGAACGCCGACACGTCACGCTGCCACAGCCATGCGGCGCACTTTTCATAGCCGCCCGCCTTATACCAGCCCCACAGCTTGTCCGCTGCTGTCGCTGACATACGCGGCGCGCGCGTCCAGACGCAAAACCAGCGGCGATCCTGCGTTGGCAGTGTGATCGGCAGCGGATCGTTCGTGTATGCAATCACCATCAGGCGATTGACCAGTTCGTAAGGGTGCATCCCCTTGCGGTTGACTGTCAGCGTTTCAGGTGGCGCAGCAATGAGCGGCTTCAGTTTGTTAGCCATCGCCCGGCGCTCACGCGCCTCTGGCTCCTTTAACTCGTTCAAAATGACAACTTCAGCTTCAAGGGCGTAACCCCACTGGCTGTCCAAACCGCCGGCCTCAATGACTGACCTGTTGCGCCAATGCTGACCACCAAGCGCCCACAGGAACGGCTGGAACATACTGTCCTTACCGACGCCTTCGTCGCCGCCGATCAGGATTGCATGGTTTATCTTGACGTTAGGGTGCTGTATCTTGAACGCCATAGCGT